TGCAGCAGACCAAAATGATATACTACTTGATTTTGGAGGTGATACTCCTAAAATGTCTGTCATAGCAAAATATGCTGATCAGTTAGAGGAGGTAAGCCCAGGTTTGGTTAATCAAATGGATGAGCTTGTTGTTAGGAATAACGAGTTACAAGAACAGATAACCAAGTCAACTGCCGTTGATCCGAGCGGCGTGGTCCGTGTAACGTTTGCCGATGAGATACAATCGGATTTGTTACAAGCAGCAGCAATGCGTAAACAACAACTGGCCGCGGCTCTCCGCAAGATACAAGAAGAGGGCGCAGGCGAAACAAACTTACAAGGTCTTAACCGATTGGCAGAGGAAACAATAAATTTTTATGAAAAAAATAAATCTGTCTTTAGACCATTGAAGAAGACAGATGCAGAAATAAAAGTATCAGCGGATCGTATCGCAAAGCTAGATGAAGAGGTAGATACGATTGTTAATAAATATATTCAAACAAGAGAGGTAAGCGATGCCGACTTATCAAGGCTCTCTGGTTTGTTAAATGAAAATTTAGACAACATGCTAAAAGAAATTATAGAAATTGATTCATCAGCAATGGACGGATTGTTCCCTGATCTACCATTTAAAAACAGAGACGAGTGGGCCGATGCGTTAATTAAAAAAGATCTATACGAGCTGGCATATAGAAAGTTTGTATTAAAAGATCCTGATGCGTCGTCATATTACGCTGTATCACCATCAAAATACGTTATTGAAAGATATAAATTTAAAGGAGACGCTTCAACACCTGTAGCCGATAGAGCGGCTGATAAACAAAAACGCTTTGAAGCTTTTAAAAATAATGGCGAGTTTAAAGAATCAAAATTTAAAGGTATTGGTATGGACGAGTTTTATGGAGGTCCTGATTCTGTTTCAAATGTAATTGATAATTCAGGAACAAAGGCTACTAATCCTAATTTTGGAAAACCAAAACACTACACATCTACAATAGAGACAATATTAAAAAGACAAGCACAGAGTAATAATTCAGAAATGATTACCATGCCTGTACAGTTAAAAGGTGGAAGAGGGTCAACTCAATATCGTGTCACCGATCAAAATGGTAACATGGTAGCAACATTAACAAATGAAGATCAAGCAAGAGAGCTATTGACGTCTAATCCAAACTATAGAGTTCAACCTATCACAATACCTAGCAAAAAAGATATGGAGCCAGTTTTTGCTATTAAAATTACTCCTGAGATGTTAGAACCATATAAAACACACAAAGCACAAGGTGGACTTGTCGAGCATATTGATATATTTGAGGTAGCATAATGGCCGTGGATAGAAGAATTACAGGGGAACCAACAGAACTAGAAACAGAATCTGTTACTATTGAAACACCTGAAGATCAACTAACAGTTGAAAACATTGAAATGACAGAAGATGGCGGAGCGTTAATTAATCCAATAGATGAACAGATGGAAGTAGAATTTGATTCTAACTTAGCTGAGTACATGGATGAAAAAGATTTACAGGATATGTCATCTGATCTTATTGGTGATTATAAAGAGGATAGTTCATCAAGAGAAGAGTGGTATGATGCTTATGCAAAAGGATTAAAACTACTTGGCTTTAAGTATGAAGATAGATCACAACCTTTTCAAGGAGCAAGTGGTGTAACACATCCTTTGTTATCAGAGACAGTTACACAGTTTCAAGCGCAAGCTTACAAAGAGTTATTGCCTGCAAATGGTCCAGTCAGAGTACAAATGATTGGTAAATCTGATCCACAAAAAGAACAACAAGCTCAACGTGTACAAGAGTTTATGAACTATCAAGTTATGCACGTTATGGAAGACTTTGATCCTGACTTAGATCAGATGTTGTTTTATTTACCATTATCAGGTTCAAGTTTTAAAAAAGTATATTATGATTCTACAATGGGAAGAGCTGTATCAAAGTTTATTCCTAGTGAAGAATTAATTGTTCCCTACACAGCAACAGATTTGGGAACAGCAGAGCGAATTACACACGTATTAAAAAGAACTGAAAATGATATTCGTAAACTACAAGTCACAGGTTTTTACCGTGATGTAGATTTAGAAGAATATGAAGATCCTGAATCTAATAGCATTCAAGAACAAATTAATAAAATGGATGGTGTAAAAGAAACAGGTTCTGGTTATAAAAATGATACTTACACTTTACTAGAAATGCATGTTGATTTAGATGTTCCTGGTTTTGAAGATCCTGATGGAATTAAATTACCTTACATTGTAACAATAGATGAAGGTTCAGGTAATGTTTTATCAGTTTACAGAAACTATGATGAACAAGATGCTTTAAAAAAGAAAAAACAATATTTTGTACATTACAAATTTTTACCTGGTCTTGGCTTTTATGGTTATGGATTAATTCACATGCTTGGTGGTTTATCAAGAACGGCAACAGCAGCTCTTAGACAATTACTTGATGCAGGAACTTTAGCAAATCTACCAGCAGGATTTAAAGCAAGAGGTTTACGTATTGCTGATGATGATTCTCCAATACAACCAGGTGAGTTTAGAGATGTTGATGCACCAAGTGGAGATCTGCGTGCAGGATTAATGCCTTTACCTTACAAAGGTGCCGATCAAACTTTATTTCAATTATTAGGTTTTGTTGTACAAGCAGGACAACGTTTTGCTTCTATCGCTGATCAAAAAATTGGTGACAGTGTGGCAGCAAATGCACCTGTAGGAACAACCATGGCTTTGATTGAAAGAGGATCAAGAGTCATGAGTGCAATACATAAAAGATTACACTATGCACAAAAAACAGAATTTAATTTACTAGCAAAAGTATTTAAAGAATTTTTACCACAACGATATCCGTATGATGTAGGAAGTGGTGCTGTACCAAGTGTCAAATCAACTGACTTCGATGAACGTGTTGATATCATGCCTGTGTCTGATCCAAATATTTTTTCTATGTCTCAACGTGTTACGTTGGCACAAACACAGTTACAGATGGCACAGTCTGATCCAAAGTCACATAACATATATGAGGCGTATAAAAGAATGTATCAATCACTTGGAGTAAAAGATATAGATGCTATTTTACCTCCACCAGATACACCGAAACCAAAAGACCCTGCGTTAGAAAATTCTGATTCATTACTTGGTAAAAAATTAATTGCTTTTAGAAATCAAGAGCATCAAGCACACATAGATGCACATAGAACATTTTTATCATCAATGTTAGTTCGAAATAATCCTCAAGCAACTGTATTATTACAAGCACATGTGATGGAACACATATCTTTATTAGCAAGACAGATGGTTGAAGCAGAAAATCAAGAACAAGTACAAGCAGAAGCGGCTAAATTTGGTGGTAAATTACCACCAGAATTACAAGCTCAATTCCAAGAGGAAATGGAACGTCAAATTTCGTTAAAAGCAACAGAGTTTATTGAAGAAATGTTTATTGAAGAGCAACAAGCTATGGAAGGTCAAGGTCAAGACCCTCTTGTTGGACTAAAACAACAAGAATTACAGTTAAAAGCACAAGATATTCAACGAAAAGCAGAAAATGATGCTGCTAGAATTGATATTGACACGCAAAAAATGCAGCAAACCGAGGACTTAACGAAAGAAAAGATACAATCTAACGAAGATATTGCGCAATTGCGTGCAAATGTTAATCTATCTAAGGAAAATGCAAAAAATGTTAACAGCGACAGATAAATTACAGGAATATTTTAACGAATTGATGAATTTTGCTGATACAGGTGTAACAAATCAAGAAGAGCAAATACTTTTAGCGGGTGCAATGATGGGTGTAGCAAAAATGCTGTACCACAACAACCTTACTGAAAAAGAGTACGATAAAATTATGGATCATAATGGAAGAGACTTGCTAAATCTTTTAAAACCCACTATACATTAACTGTTATGCCAAATAAAAAAGAAAAAGGTTTAGAGATAAGAGTACCCGTTGGTGATTTGCTTAGCAAAGGAAAACAGTCGCCAACTCCTAGTAGCCCTTTTAAAGGTGGTAGTAAAAAATTTCCAAAAATGCCACCAAAAAAGAAAAAAAAGAAAAAAAAGAAATTAACAGAGCAACAAAAAAAGAATGTAGATAAAGACGCAATCATAATGGAAAAGCAAGATATACCTGGATCTCCACATTTTAAAATGGTTCCTAAAAAAAGTGGTCAAGGCTCAAATATTTTGAGAGCTGCAAAAGGTGGCTCAGCATCCAAGTTTCCTGACCTAAGTGGTGATGGTAAAGTTACACAAAAAGATATTCTTATGGGCAGAGGAGTTATTAAAAAGAAACGTGGTGGCAAAGTTACTGGTAGAAGTATAGGACCAGCAGGAGCTTCAATAGTTTCTGATGATGGTAAAAGAATAAAACAATTAAAGAAAATAGGTAAGTCTGTTGGTATTCCAGGTGCTGCAGCTGGATTGGCTTCAGGCATACAAAAAACTGTTAAACAATTAGCGGGTAGATTAGCTAAACGCGGTTATGGAAAGGCAAGAAAATGAAATTTAAAAATGCAAAAATGACTATTGTTCCTCAAAAAAACCCATTTCCTAATACTAAAATTGCTTCAACAGCAGAGAAAGTTTACTCTCCTTTTGTAGTAAAAGATAACAAAGGAACTGGACCTCAAGGGCAAACAAGCAGAATGCAAATTAAAAAAGTAGCATTCAAAGGCGTAAAATAGTATAATCCCCAACTTAACAAAGGAGGTTTTATGAACCTATTAAAAGATCTATGGGGCCACATTAAAGAATGGTCGGATTGGAAAATGAAGGACTGGATTAAAGCGGCTATTGTAGCTATCGTAGTTATCTGGATAATTAGCTGGATGACAGGTGGAGCAGCATAGTGCTTAATCTACTCGGTGGTTTACTTGGTGGTGGAAAAGGCGGAGCCTTAGCAACCATTTCAAAAGTTGTCGACGAACTTCATACGAGTGAGGAAGAAAAATTAGATAAAAAGATTCTAATGCAACGCTTACAACAAAAGCTTGCAGAAAAACAATTAGATGTTAATGCAAAGGAAGCCAGCCATCGCAGCGTATTCGTTGCTGGCTGGCGACCCGCTATAGGATGGTGCGGAGCCCTGGCGCTGTTCTTCGCCTTTATCCTATCTCCCTGTATTGAATGGTATGCAAAATTTTCAGGTATGGATATTGTCCCACCTGCCATAGAAACTGGGCCCTTACTAGCAATTGTCACTTCAATGCTCGGGGTAGCTGGGATGAGAAGTTTCGAGAAGGCAAAAGGGATTGCTAAGTAATGGGAAAAAATAAAATAAAAACTGTTAAAAAAGTTATTAAAGGTTTAAAGAAAGCATCAAAAACTCATGCCAAACAAGCAAGAACTCTACAAAAAGTAATTAGAAAAAGATGACAAAAAAAACTAAAACTAAAGTATCAGTACAAAATAAAATGGCTAGAGGAATTGGTCCATATGAAAGAAAACGTGTTGAAACAAGAACAAAAAATGGCAAGAAAGAATCTGCTGGTAGAATTGTAGATCCTGCAGGTAAAAAAGTTTTTTCTATGTATAAAAGCCCAACAGGAAGAACAATTAAATCAGTTGAAGAACTTGGTGCAGTTCAAAGAAGAGGTGTAAAATTAGGTCAAAGTAAAAAAGTAAAAACTAAATTATTAGGTGTAAAACAAAAAAAGAAAAAGAAATAATGGTAAAATACATTAAATTTAAAGGATCATTACAACCAAAATCTTTAATGATGGCAACTGATGCAAAATTAGCTCAATTACGAAAAGTAGGATATAAGCAAGGTAAAGATTATGATGTTGTTTCAAAAAAAATAGCTCTTGAAAGAAAAAAAAGAGGCGGTTTAGTTAAGAAGAAAAAGAAATGACATACGACGAATTAGCTGGTTCAGTAAAATTATCCGAAGGCTTTAGAGATCACGTATATATAGATACAGAAGGATTTCGCACAATAGGCTGGGGTCATAAAGTAGTACATGAAGATAATTTTGAAGATGGTAAAACATATACCAAAGAAGAGCTACAAGAAGTATTTGATAAAGATTTAAACACTGCAATAGGTAAAGCTAGAACACTTATGGAAGAACATGGTGTAACTGATTTGCCTACAACAGCGCAGCATACCATTACCGAAATGGTATTTCAGCTTGGCCCTACAGGCGTGTCCAAGTTCCGTAACATGTGGAAATGCCTGCAGGAAAGCAATTTTATTGGCGCGAGTTACGAGATGCTCGACTCGAAATGGAATAAACAAACTCCAAATCGCTGTAAAAAATTAGCTGACCAAATGAAATCATGCGAATAGAAAATTTTTTTACTTATTTCAAAAATCAACTAAAAGCTAGACAAGAGACCATAAGACAAGCTATATATAGTGGTGTAAAAGATTGGGACGAATATCGGTATTTGACTGGTAAACTTCGCGGTCTTGAAGAAACTGAACAGGAACTCACGGACCTGCTGAAGAAAACGGAGCTAGACGATGACGACTAAACCTAAATTAATTGTTCCAAAACATATATGGGATGGTGCAGAAAAAGAAAAAGAAAAAAAAGAATTAGAAAAAATTCCACAACCTGTTGGTTGGAGAATAGTTTTATTTCCTCTTAAATTAAAAGGTAAAACAAAAGGCGGTGTTATTCTCACTGATGAAACAGTAGAAGAATCGCAGATAACAACAAACATATGTAAAGTATTAAAGACTGGTTCTTTATGCTACAAAGATAAAGAGAGATATCCTGATGGTCCTTGGTGCAAAGAGGGCGATTGGGTTATAATAACTCGTTATGCTGGATCTAGAGTAAAGATTGATGGCGGTGAGTTGCGTATTATTAACGAAGATGAGATTCTGGCAGTCGTTGATGATCCGAGAGATATATTGCCAGCTAACATAATGTAACATGGAGAACTCTATGCAAGAACAAACACAAAATGACAAAATGGTACCGATAGACACTTCGGGTGAACCTGTCGAAGTGGAGTTAAAAGAAGCGAAAGAAGATCAGGTATCTCAATCTGATGTTCAAGTAGAACAGGTACAAACCGAACCTGTAAAACAAGAAGGTAAAGAAGAAGAGCTTGAAGAGTATTCTCAATCTGTAAAAAGACGTATTGATAAACTTACACGTAAAATGCGTGAAGCTGAAAGACGTGAACAAGCAGCAATTGAATATGCAAAAAAAGTTCAAGAAGAAAACAAAAATTTAAATGTAATGTCTCAAGTAACTTCTAAAGAAAGAGTTGCTTCTGATGAACAAAGCTTACAATCAACTGAACAGCTTTTAAAAACAGCATACACACAAGCTGTTACTGAAGGGGATGTTGAAAAACAAGTAGAGGCTCAACAAAAAATAGCACAATTAGCTATTGAAAAAGAGAGACTAAGTTTACGTAAGCGAAAAGTAGAACAGCAAGAAATTCAAAAACAAAAACCTGTTGAGGAACCTTGGAATAATCAACCACAGGCTCAACCACAGGCTCAACCAGATCCTAAAGCTCAAGATTGGGCTGAAGATAACAAATGGTTTGGCGCTGATAAGGCAATGACATACACTGCGATGTCTTTTCATGATGAATTAATAAACGAAGGATTTGACGCGAGCTCAGAAGAGTATTATACTGAGATTGATCGGAGAATCCGAAAAGAGTTTCCTCATAAATTTGAGGATCAAAGTAAGCCGAAGCAAAAAGTTGCTTCAGCTACTCGAACAACGGCAACAGGCCGCCGCACTGTGAAACTCACACCCTCACAGGTAGCTATCGCAAAAAAACTTGGTGTGCCACTTGAA